ATTGTTCATATTAAATTATTTTATTAAATTAATATGAATAAAATTACATTGATATTGTTCATATTAAATTATTTTATTAAATTAATATGAATAAAATTACATTGATATTGTTCATATTATTAAATTATTAAATTATTTTTTTTTACTAATTAACAAAAAATTATTAATTATTTTTGTTATCTCATCGCGAGTTAATTCAATATTATATTTAATTATTTCACCTTTTAATAAATTAATAAAATTTGCAGAAATATTTATTTTTCTATTTGTTTTAATATTATCCAATTCATAAAAAAATATATTATACATAACAACTTGTAAAACATGTTTTAATGTAATATCTTGAACACATTTTACTTCCCAAATTATTTTATCAACAGAAAATTCTAATAAATCTATTTCGCCAATAATATTATTTTTTGTAACCGTAATATTATTATCAATAATAATCATTTTTGTTGAATATGCGAATTTTTGAATATTATTTAAATATTCATGATTATTAAATATCAAATTTTTAAATTTTTTTCCTTTATTGAGAGTATGAAAATAATGTTGTGTTTCGAGTGAATATATTGTAATTAATATATGGAATAAATATTTTCTTATTTTTAATGGATTACATGTTTTGATATATTTTTCATAATTTTTTTTTATATTTTTTTCCATTGACAAAATAAATGATTTAAAATATCCATCATTGACTATTGTATGATCCTGAAGTTTTTGTGTTCTGTTAAATTTTTTATTTATTGTATCTTTTATTACTTTATCTAATGTATCACTAATTTTATCAAAATATTCCCATGTTATATAATTTCTATTTATATAAAACCAATCACTTACAATAACTGGTACATCTGTTATTATATGTTTTGCATTAATTATATTTTCAATATCCATATATCTTTTTTTTTCAATTCCATGTGCAAGTTGATAATAAATAAAAAATAGATTTTTAATATATTTTCCTAAAAATACATTAGATGATATTACTGTTGAAAAATCTTTATCAAATATTTTTTTTATAGTTTTATTTGTTACCGAACCAGTAACACCAAATTTACATATTGTTGCCATATCGTCTAACATTTTTTCGTCCATTTTATCAATTATTTTTATAATTCTTTTTTCATTTTCCATCAAATCATGTTCTTTTATTTGTTGAAATTTAAAATATTTATCAAATCTTTCGTCCGATTTATAATATATTGTTGGAATAAGAGAAAACCATGGATTTAAATAAAAATTTAGATTTCCTTCATGATTTTTATATTTTGAAAAAATAATAATATTATTTATTGCTCTTGAACATGCAACATATAATAAATATTGATCATTTTTATGTTTATCATTTGTGAAATGTCTTTTATTAATTAAACACATATCAGCATCAATCAATATTACATATTTCCATTCAAGACCCTTTGAACCCATATATGTTAATACATTCACATGCCCTTTTACTGGTTTATATGTAATATTTCCACTAAAATCTTCCATAGCTTCTTCATAAAATTGTTTAAATTTTATATTATTTTTATAAAGTAAATTACTTATAAAACATAATCCATGAGATCTACCATGCCCTCTCATTCGTCCTCGTGTAGGTGCTAATATGGCAAAATCGCTATAATCAAGTCCTTCTTTTTTTGCATTTTTTAAAATTATTTTAATATATGATTCTAATTCAGTATCGTCTTCATGAAATATTATTGAAGGTAAACAATCATTTTTACCTAAATTTCCAGTTATATCTATTGTTGAATCGGGTCTTAAATATCTACAAAAATCTATAATTGAATCATGTGATCTAAAATTTTTTGTAAGCATAAATGTTTTCGCTTTATAATTTGATAAATATTTATCACTAGAATTTCTAAATTGATAAATATTTTGATTTGAATCACCAATCAGATGAATATTTGTTCCATTTTTTTCTTTTAAATAAATTAAAATATTATATTGTATTTCATTTAGATCTTGTGATTCATCTACAAAAACATGAATAATATTTGACAAATATTCATTTTTACTTAAATCATCTTTACTAGCTGATTCTAAATATTTCATAAATTTATAAGACAATAAAGAAACATCTATTTCATTATCAGTGTCAATAATATTTTTTGCAAAACTATCAATTGTTTTTACGGATAATTTATCAATTGAATCAATTTCATATTTTGATATCTTATTAATAAAATCATCTCGTGTAAATCTCGAAAAAGTTAACATTAATATTTGTGATTTGTTTATTTTATAATATTTTATTAAATGATCGATTCTAAATATTATTACTGCTGTTTTTCCACTTCCTGCACATGCTAATAATTTAGTATCATTCATATTATCATTTAATATATAACATGTTTGTTCATCTGTAAATTTTAACATAATTATTAAATTTGATTTATTATATATAAATTATATTCTTTATAGTAAAAATATTAATACAAATTATCAACATTTTAATAAATTATTAAAATATAAAATAAAAAAATTGATTATTGAAATAAAACAAGAATATATATATAAAAATACAATTATATATATATTTATTATGAATTTGGAAAAATCGAATAAAAAAAAATATGAAAATCAAATCATTAAAAATCTTGATGAAAATTATAATAAAAAATATACATTAAAACAATTTGATGATATCGTAATAAAAATTCAAGAAGAAATAAAAGATATTGATTATAAAAAAGTAAGAAAAATTATGAGTAAATATTCAAATTATAAAAAAGATAAAATTAGTTTCGATACAGAAACAATAAGTGATTTTAATTATAAAAATATTAAAAATCTGGAATCGCTCGATAAAAAAACAAAAGAAAAATCAATAGAATTAAAAGAAGATAAACCAAAAGTAAGTGGGTTTTTTAATTTTAGTAAAAAAGTATTAGATACAAATGAATATACAATAATAGATAAACCCAAAGAATCAAAAGAAGATAAAATAATCGAATCAAAAGTAGATAAATCAAAAAAACCAAAAGAAGATAAAATAATAGAATTAAAAGATAAACCAAAAGTAAGTGGTTTTTTTAATTTTAGTAAAAAGACATTAGATACAAAGGAAGAATTGAAAATAACTAAAATTAAAAAATCATCTGATAATGATGTTTCATATGAATATCCATTATTTAATACATATAATTCTATTAAAAAAGAAGAAGAATTATATGAACCATATGGCACACAATGGGTAAATGATAAACAAATTCACGATACAATAGATAAACCAACGGAATCAATTGCAAAAATAGTTGATGATTTAATGGCAATAGATTATCCTGAACAAAAATCCGACGAATGGCATAATTTAAGAGATAAACGTGCAACAGCAAGTGATGGTGGGTGTATTCTAGGTGAAAATCCATATGAAGCAACATATAAATTTCTTATTAAAAAAGTATTAAAACCAGCATTCACGGGAATGAAAAATTGTTATCATGGATGTAAATATGAACAAACAGCTACAATGATATATGAATATAGGATGAATGTAAAAGTTCAAGAATTTGGATTAGTTGCACATCCTGAATATGATTTTCTTGCTGCAAGCCCAGATGGTATTATAAGTAGATATAAATTAGATGGAATACATAAGACAAAACATGTTGGAAGAATGTTAGAAATCAAATGTGTAACATCGAGAGAAATTATTATGGATGGTGAAATAAAAGATAATATATGTCCAATATATTATTGGATCCAAGTTCAATTACAATTAGAATGTTGTGATTTGGAAGAATGTGATTTTTGGCAATGTAAAATTATTGAATATGATGACAGAGATGAATTTATAGAAGATACTGATTCAAAAGAACCATTCAGATCGAAAAGTGAAGAACAAGAAAAAGGATGTGTCATACAAGTTTTACCAAAAAATAAATATGAAGATATAAAATCAGGTAAATATATGGATGTTGTATATGCTGATGCGAAATATTTATATCCTCCAAAAATTGAAATGTCACCAATTGAATGTGATATTTGGATTGCAGAAACAATGGCAAATTTTAATAAAATATGTTCAGAAAATAAATTAAATCCCAATGAATATTTCTTTGATTCAATTAAATATTGGAAATTAACAAAATCAAAATGTGTTACAATAAAAAGAGATAAAGAATGGTTTGCAGAAAATATATCAAAAATTGAAAAAATATGGAATATGGTTAAATATTTTAGAGATAATCAAGATAAATCAGATATATTTTTTGGATGGATTGAATCATTACCAATTAAAAATAATAAAAAAATTATGGAATTTGCAGAATTTATGAAAAATGAACCAGATAAATCAAATAAAAAAGAATATAAAAATTATACAAATAAACTTCTTGAAATAAAAGAAGAAATTGAAAAAAATAAAATTACTAAAGAAAAAAAAAATAAATTATTTGGCAATAAATCTAAATAAGTATTTTGATTTGTTCAAATATTTCCAAATATTCATTCATTTTTATATTATTTTGTTTTATAGTATCGAAAAAATAATATCCATCTTTTGTTATTGATCCAATACCTATTAAATTTACATTTTCATCAAGAATATTAAATTCATTATCAATATATGCATTGAAATCCAATCCAATTATTTTTTCAACAATATATTCTTTTTTTACATCTTCTTTTTTTTCTAAAACTGCATTTAACATTGCTACTTTATCTTTTTTTAATGAAGGACAAATATCTAATATAATATTTAGTGCTTTAATACGTTCATTTATAATAACATTTTTTTTAATTAAGAAAATATTTTCAAATGAGTTCTCTGATGAATCATTTGATAAATCATTAGTTTTATCATTTATTTTATCCATTTCAAAATCATTACTTAAATTTATTTTTAATGATGATGGTAATGTTGTTACATGAATAATTTTTTTCCTGCCACGTTTTTTTAAAACTTTGACTTCGTCAATATTTTTATTCATTGGTAATTAATTATTATGATATTTATATATTACTTTTAAGTAAATAGAGATAAAATCAATTTTTTTTATTATAAATATATTTTTTCTAAGTATCATTTATAATGAGTGACGAAATAAGTACAATTAGTACGGAAAATGTATGTCCAAAAGATGAACATGATAAAAGATGTGCACCTAATTTATCTTTTGAAACAGGGTCATGTATAAAATTATCGGTATTAATAGAAATGTCTAAAGCTTATAATATAGATGCAGGGGAAGGTAAAATAAAATTATATGATAATCTAGATACACTAAATCCCAAAAAATATAAAAAATATTTATTAAAAGAATTTAGCACACGATTAGGAGATAAATGTACTACCCAAAAATGTTGGACTGAACAAAAATTTATTAAACATATGAAAAGATTTGCAAAAGATGAATTAGAAAAATATACATTTAGGCCAGATGGTCCTCAAGGTAAATTTGAATGGTTAAATACATTACATATAAATGATACAATGGAACAATACGAAAAAAAATATCCCGAATTTAAATTTTTAGGTGCTGTACCTATTGATTTTGATAAATTTGAAAGATTTGGAATTAAAAATTTAAAGTATAATAAA